TACAGAATCCAATGATACAGCGACTGTCATTACAGCAGCACTTGCAGGTGTTGCTACGATTGTGCCCAAAGTCATGGCTGCAACCATGGCTAGTGCGATTTTCTTGAATGAATTCATTCGGTATTTCTCCTTATTTATAGTAGATTGAATCTATCCAGATAATCTTTTACATCATCTGGCATAGGTTTATATTGTATCAGACTCTCACCTTTCATGTCAACCTGCTTTGGTCGATCACTTATTGTGTGGACCTCAACAACTAGGTTTTGGTCCTTTGGGGTGTGAGATATTGCCCCAAAGATTGCTCCACACACAGCATCTGCCAAGTCTTTTGACTTTTTACGTGGGTGGTCAACTTTATCATTTTTCATAATTTTTAATTGTGTAAGTTCGTCGAACAAGAGTTCGATAGATGGCATGACCAATCTTTCCTCATATACAAGCATTGCCATATCTTCGTAATGTTTTTTAGCAACAGAAACAGTATCAGTTCTCATTCCTACCTGCTGTAACTCATTTTGAATATCAAACGACTGCCATCGGTCAAAAGAAACCATGCCAATATCAAAACCAAGCCTTCTAAGGTTTTGAATCCATTGCTTGACCTCTGAAAGATTAACTGGACCCTCAATCTTTGGTTCCCACCATGCTACTGCATCTACAACGACTATTGGTGCTACCTGTTCGTAATTGTTGATTACTTGTATGTTTACCCATTTTTCTACATGTGCGATTGCAACAGCGCACTTATCGTGTTTCTGGGCAAGGTCAGCATGAACATAGTATTTTTTAGTTGGATCTGGCTTAAAGGCCTCATCAAATCTTTTAAAGGTATCAACTGGGTTTCTTGTTGTCATGCATGATCTAACCTTTTCATGCTGCTTAAAAAATGCATCTGAAGCAAAAGTTGGAACACATGCAAAACGCATCATTGCATCTCCAAGATCTGTCATAAAAGCAATCTTAAAATCGTCAATCTTTCGTGTTGGGTTTACTTCCCATGTTGGCTTTTTTAATGCAAAAACTCCTGGGTACTTATATGAAATAATATGGTCCTCATCCCAAGTAATTTCAAATGAATTATCCGCTGCATCATCTGGAAGTATTGGGTTAACTATAAACTTGTGGGATCTTTCAACAACTTCTTTTTCTGCAATAACATCGTCGTAGCGTTCTGAAATAAAGTCTCCTGGGTATCGTGGAAATGAAAGTAAAACGACCTTGCCTAAGTCAGGGAAACGAGAGTCTACAGATCCACGAAAAGCCTTGTAGATATTATCAGCAGTTTTTCCTTGTTCGTTTCCTGTTCCAACCTCAGATGCAAAACCAGAAATCTCATCAAGAACTGCAAGCAAAAGGTTTAGGCCCTCATGTGATTCCCTTTCTGAGTGACCAGAGTAAACAGTAATTGATTTATCAAACTCTATCGAGTCCGCTTTTGCATAGAACTTACCAGCAAACCATGGAGACTTTTCAATCTTTGTTTTGAATCCCTTAAAGAAAACATTCTTTGCCTGCTGAGCGTTAATCGCCACATTGATTAAGTCTATAGCGTCTCCAGATGGCTTTCCGAAGTATCTTGCAGGGTCTTTAAGACAAAGTAGTTTGTATACAATATAAGAGCAAGCCACAGTAGAGGTGAAGTCTTTACCGCTACCCTTACCAAGTTGTAGGATGATTTCATTTTTTGTATATTTTTCATAGTACTGTGATCCCTTTTCTTCTCCCATTAAATCTATCAGATCTTCTTTACGATAGATCTGACTCATTGCTTCAACGATGTCATACTGTATATCTGATAGGGGTGGTTGACCAAGAAACTCTTCCCCCTCAACAAAGGTTTTTGCATCTACTGGAACTTCTGCAAAACTATTGTCTTTAAGTACTTCCAAAAACTCATTGAACATCGTGGACAACTGTAATCACCTCATTGGCCTTTGCAAATGAAGATAACCTACGCATAATCTCATCACGAATTTGCGGGTATTCTGACGCAATATCTTTTAAGATAGACACAAGAACTTCCTGACGACGCTCAATCTCAACCATCTCTTCTGCAAGTTCCTTATTTTCAAGAAGTCCAGCCTTTTGAAGCATATCAATTCGCTTAGACTCAATATCCATTACAAGTTTAATTGCTGCAGTCTTTGCACTAAGGTTATTTGTCATAGATGCCTCATCAATAACCTCGTACGTACGAGATACCAACTTGCTATAGTGTGTATCTGCAGCAGCAAGTGCTTCTTTAGCACGGGCACGGATAGCGTCATTTGCAGATGCCATCACCTTCCACTCGTTAATGAGCGTTACAACTTTCTGTCTTGGGATATCCAGTTGTTTTGATATTACTGTTGGGTCGTTTCCTTTTAGATATTCCTCAACAACAAGGTTTACTTGGTCCAGATGTTTTACAAGATCTTCATCAATTGACATTGCTCTCCTCAGTATATATATCAAACATTTTTTCTGCCCATCTCGTATGCAGACCATGGCCTTCGTGGGCGCCATCTCGTGCAGTTAAAAAATACTTATCAACTTTGTTGTCTGCTGCATACTCTATCAACTGATCTATTATATAGGTTGGGTTAATGTCATAAAAACTATCTATATCAACTTTTCTAAGTGTTTCTGTAGTGGCTGAAGAATATGAAAAAATAAAAAGTTGAATATTATTTGTTTTACAATAGGCTTCGAGCATAAGGATATAGTCATAGTAATTTACCCATCTTGCAAAGTGTGACTCATCTTGTTCAGTATCCCAGTTTTGATCATGATAAACCTTTTTTGATAAAAGGTCAACAATGTCCTTAAATATAAAAGGCCTCTTTATATCTGGACCAAATTCATCAACACCATAAAACCTTAACAAGTCTGTTAGATTTAAAAATATTATATCTGGATTACCGTACTTATTGAAGTATTTAAATAAATTAGACACCATAAAAAATATTCCAGTGCCAGGAACTCCAAGATTGTAGTAACCAGAAACCTTTTCTTTTTCACTAATCTTAGAATACAGTTTGTGAGCCCAAGTCTCTTTAAGTTCTAAACCACTACCAAAAGTAACTGAGCATCCAGAAAATAGAATGTGTTTTCCGTCGTGATCTTTTGAGAACTCATCACATCTAAATGCCATAGAGTTTCTCATTTCATACCCGTAAGAGTCTTCGGTATTAAAGCCAAAGAGTTTCTTTGAAAATGGATACTTTACAAGATTGACACCTTTTTTCCTTGCATGTGGAACAGTTCTATTTTCCATCCACTTATCTCTTAGTTTTTTAGTATCTTCTTTCATTGAGAATACTTTCCTTCTAGTCTATTTATTTCATCCTTGATATAAAAAATTGCTTTTTCTAAATCCTGAATGGTCTTTTCCTCATCCTTAATTCCTGCTCTCCAAAGATACTTGAAGGCATTTCCAATATTGAAGTTACGGTGTCTTGTAATTTGAATACACTCAACACCAGAGGCATCAGTGGTGTAGTGCAGCGGATGGTTTACCTGATCAACAGTTATCTGTAGGTTGTCGCTCATCTTTTTGATTTCCTTAATCCAAATTTTGCAAGGTAAACGTAGATTGTTTCTAAACTCACTCCACACTCCTTTGCAATCTCTTCTGGAGTTCTTTTATCCATCACATATCTCTTACGCATAAAAGTCTCACTTGTATATAGTTTAGCAGCCATGTCGTTATTTGTCAACCCCTACCGCTTTATCCCAGTTTTTTAAAGCCCAATGGCCAATACCGCAAGCATCGGCTATGTCGTTGTCAGTAATAGACTTATCGTACTGTATATTAATAAAATTAATAGTTCTTTGTTTCCTGAGTTCTCTTTCGTAAGACTTTAACCATGAGTCTGACTTGCCTGGATTTTGAGATTTTATATAAAACTTTTCGTCTTTTGATATTTTTTTATTACCAATAAAGTTTTGCCATGTTATTGGAGCAACCTTGCCAATAACTTTAGTACCAGTCTGACCTGATGCACCAAGAATGGCACCCTGAACAAGTGCAAGATCTGCAGCAGTCTTAGGGCTATTCATGAATACCGTGTGCTCAATTACTATTGCCTCAAAACCACCATAATAATCAAGGAATGCTTTTACCTTTTGACCAGCATCCATAACCTTTTGGTACGTGTCATTTCCTTTAAAATTAATTTTACCTACAGCCGTTAGGGTCTTTCCCTGAGTTTCAAAAATAGCAAAGGCAAGGCTATTGGTGCTTGCATCTATGGCACAAATAGTTTTCGGAAGTTTGTTCCCTATTGCCTCTGCTAGTTTCATTTTAAATTATCCTTAATTTGTTTTAGTGCTTTACTCACATCTGATGGGTTTACGTTACACTTTATGCAAAGACTTTCGTCATTGTATATAGACAAACCTTCTCCGCAAGACTTACACTTTCTGTCTTTACCTTTTCGTTTTTGTCGTCTAGAAATTATGTAACGAGCAGCAATTTTTTCTTTAGTTGCTTCGTCACGACAGGCTGGTGAACAATAGATTTGATAACTTATTATTGTTTCAAATACTTTGTCACACCATTGACAGTGTTTCATCTAGTGGCTCCAAGGACTTTAGTTTAAAGTCTCCCTTACCAGCCTCTGCACATGCCTTTTTAATAGGACATGATTTGCAAATTTTTGAATTTGAGCGATAGTTCTTTTCAGGCAGGGTTCTGTCGACCCAAGCCTTACGAACTGATCTCATCCATTCAAACGTCTGGTCTACCCACCGACGATAATAATCATTTACTTCTACAGGAAGGATTAACAATTCATGGTTATTTTTATTTTCATAAATTAAAACAGCCTTTGCCTTCTTTAGAATTTTCATATAGATTAACAATTGAATTAGGTGACCGCTCTTAGGCTTATTATGTGCCTTGCGGTACTCAAAACCTTCATTCATCATTGTTTTAATCTCACCAAGAAGTTCTTCCCCTTGCCAATTAACGATAACATCTCCATAACCAAAGATTGGTGGATCATTACTTGTTATCTTAAATTCTGAATCGACAAGAAAGTCTGGAACATTGCCCATGGCCTCTTGAATTCTTTCGTGAGATTTTGTACCTGCAGTCATATTTGCTGCACTATAGGGTGTTGCGTCATCTTCAAACATCTGGCCATCAAATGCTAAGTACCAATATCTTGGACACTCTCCATGCCCATAGGCAATGGTTGATGGAGCAAAAGTCTTCTTTTGAGTTTGCTTATCGATACGATTTACTGTGTAGCCAGACTGAATTTTTTCAGTTAAACCAGCAACATCAATAGAGTGCACTGGTGGCTTCTCCTGCTTTACCATAATTTGTTGCAATAAACTTTTTGTCATGTTTTACTCGTTTCTATTCTATATAAGTATAGCAGATTAGCGGGTGATATATTTGAGTGCTGACACCAAGTTATTGATAGACTCTGCAGCGGTATAGTACAAGTTCTTCTTGCCACGATCAGACTTATCAACATTGGCCATCCATGTGGCCTTAAACGCCATCTTCGCAGCAATTGCTTGTAATCTTACAATTTCGACATGTGCAACATTAATTGGAATATCTGGCTTTATGATTAGTTTGGCTATCATTGTTAATGCAGTTGTTAGTTCTTCGTCTTCCATATAGTCTGCG